TATCTTTAAGTAAGTTGCGGAATTTTAAGGACTTACGTCCCAACAAAACCCGCAACAGAAAACGACTCAACACGACTCCAATTAAGCTTTTTGCCTTAACTGTGTCTTAACTGGAATGTCAGAAAATCAGGATAAATTACGATGAATGGAATCGAATATGAACAACGAGCAGTGGCGTTTATTGATATCCTCGGCTTCAAGAATGTCGTCAATGAATCAATTTCGTCTCCAGAAAGCCTAAAATATCTCAATGAGCTAATACAGCTTCTTGAATCTTCAGTACCAAATCTAAATCGTCAAGTCTCTCCAGACGTCTCGTCTAATTTGATTCCAAAACATATATACATTTCAGATTGTATCATAATTAGTGCCCCTTTAAGTGACCCATGTACGCCTAATTACTGCGGCTTGGGAGCCGTCGTTATGAGGGCTATACAAATATCTCAGATGATATTAAAATTAGAATACGCAGTCAATGGAGGGATAGCAGTTGGGGAGGTTTGGCATACTAGCAAGAATATTGTTGGACCAGCATATCAAGAAGCATACCGTTTAGTACAGGATAATCGTCTGCCATGCATAGTTCTTTCTCATGATGCGTCTGATCATTGGAAAAATAATAATCACAACTCTCAGAGCACAATGTGTTTAGCCATAAGAAATCGGTATGTAGTTAACCCTTTCGAAGCATCTTATATTCCTCGAAATGAAAAATATGGCGTCATTAATCGAACACTTGACGATTACCAGAAAACCATAGATCGCCACATAAGTAATAATCTACTACCATGTAAAGCACGACTAAAATGGAAGTGCCTATCGGCTCTTCTTAAAGACTCAAAAAAGGCTCAATCATTATAATGGATACTAATCAAATTCTTTGCGATGCCACAGATTACTATCTCGCATCAGCAGACTTCAACGGTTATCCGTGCCGTGATATAGTAACCACACACGTAGCGTTCCCCGAGCAGGTGCGTGCAGTGCTCACTAAACTCATTTCAGATGGGTTAATCTCGATCAATTTTGGCGACCGCCATCCAAACTTACACATACGCGCTTTTGCAGATGAGAAAATTCCGAGACAGCTAGAAAATCTGGAGACGGGTGATTTAAACCAGGCTTGCATATACCCTACAAATAAACACCTTAGTGAGGTTGTCGATCCTGCTGACTACGAAAACAAGCCTTACACGCTTGAATTAGCTTTGGGTTGCGGGGTGCTTGAACACAGAGTATTCGAGCTGAGTGTCTTAGAAAACTATAGAAATGACCCAAGGTACCACTATCAGAACGACGATATCGCAGGTTATATTTGCATCTCTGATGATTACTTGGATTCTGAAGAGATGCAAAAACACGACAAAGTACTATTAAAAAGCTTCGGCTTTGCATATGACGACGACATGAATAGAGCTGTCGCAGTGTTTTGTGGTGATCTCAAGCAATTAACATCTGAGCATCAACAAATATGGCATAGCAAAGAGGTTAAAGGCACTTATATACTTCATCCTGATTTTTATCGCACGAGCATAAATGGAGAATGGGGCGAAAGGTTGCCTATATTTACAGCCTTCATTGAAGAGCTAAAAATTATTAACGATATGTCCAAAATCATGGAACGTCCGCCACTATTCAGGGAGGACTTTATGCGCAATAAGCCCAAGAAGTTTAGTTTCCTTGTTCGCCCAACCCATGACGAGTATAACCAGTTCGTAATGACACTGGACAACATGATGTCTGGCAATATCAATAAAAAATTTTTTATGAATGAGGTTGCTGCCGAAGATGACATACCTCGCAATGATGGGAAAATAGAAGTTAGACCGAGAGGAACTATTAAAATGCTAGAAAATTGGCTAACATCAAAATTTCGTCCATTTGATCCTAAGGCGATGAATGAGATATTCGAAACATTTCGCAAAGTAAGAAAATTGCGTCAAAAACCAGCACATACTACAAGCCCTGATTATTTTGATCAGGCATATTTTCATAGTCAAAGAGATTTAATAATTGAAGCATATAAAGCAATTCGTACGATCCGATTAGTATTCGCAAATCATCCACAAGTAAAAGCAGCTGACGATCTTGACATCCCTAAAAAAATATCCGAAGGGCTAATCTGGACATACTGAGAAAATCGGGTTTTCGCAAACTTTACTCTATACTCGCGTGCTTGCCATGGTAGATTTATAATGCCATGAAAATACATACAGTTTATCAGGACTATCGCAAGAAGCCTTATGTGGCGCGGTGGTATGAGGGCGGGCGGATGCGCAATCGGTTCTTTGCAACAGAGCAGTCCCGCGAGCAGTTCATCCGCAACTTCCGGCAGTCTGCCGCTGGGCAAGACCCTTCGCTGCCGATCATCGAGGCGCACAAGATCATCCGCTGGCAACAGGCAGCGCAGATCGCCCCCGATGCCGACCCAGTCGAAGTTTACCGCTTTTGGTCAGCCGCGCAGGCTCGAAAGAAACAGCAGGCCACCCGCAACCTGGCCGACGCCACCCCGCCTTATATTGATGCCATGCAGCGGATGAAACGCCACCCCGCCTACATCGGGCACGTGGACAAGGCGCTGCGGGATTTGCTCGACGAACTCGGCGACCGCGACCTGCGGGACTTCTCCGCCGCCGACCTGCGCGAGCACATTTTTTCCCTGCCCTACAGCGAGGTGACGCTCAACCACCGGCGCACCTATTTGCAAGGCGCATTCGGATGGTGGCTCAAGCAAGGCTGGGTGGACGAAAACCCAATCCGCAAAATCGAGACCCCCGAAGTCCCCGACAAAGAACCCGGCATCCTCACCGTCGCCGAGACCGAGCAGATCTTCCGCGCCAACGAGAAAATCGACCCCGGCATTTGCGGAATCCTCGCCCTCGGCGCATTTGCCGGAATGCGCAGCTCAGCCATCGCGCGGCTCGCATTTGACGAGATCGACTTCAACCAGCGCGGCATCCTGACCCCTGCGGAGAAGACGAAAAAGAAGCGTCGGCAATGGATCGAAGACCTGCCGAGCAACCTTTGGCAATGGCTACGCCGCACGCCGCCGGAAATCTTCGACCTAAGCGAGCGGCAACTGCGCCACCTGCGAACGGAGGCCTTCAAACGAGCGGGGTTACTGGTCGAGGCCGACGACATCGCCCGCGAGCTTCGAAAGCAATCACGCCGGGGTAGCGACCAGCGGGAGGGTAGGGGCGCGAGCCCCTCGAAGCCTGCGGATGCCATCCGCTGCCCGCCCAAGAACTGCCTGCGCCACAGCTTCGCGACCTACCACGTCGCCCTCCACCGCGACCCAGGCCGCACCGCGTTGATCCTCAGCCACCGCCAGCAAGACGTTCTCTACCAACATTACCTCGGCATCGCCACCCAGTCCGCCGCCAGCGAATATTTTAAGATCAAGCCGCGAAAGTGAGTTGCGCCAGAAGGTGTTCTAGTGTTCACTTTTAAGAATGAAGGTGAGCCCAAATTACAGAGACGGAAGAAAGAAGCCATGGGAAGCACGTTGGTGGGTGAACCGGCGTATGCGCTCTAAGTTTTTCGCGACTGGATTCGCAGGTGGAAGTTTCCTCGTGTGGTTCTCTTGCACTTGTAGATTTGATTCTCCACTGGATACGCAAGTGAAGCTATAACGGGTTTGTTTGCTTGGAGGAAGCACCTTTATTAGCGACTGGTTCCCGCCAAGCAACCTTTGAGACTTTCCGCCGCTGCTTTGGGTGGATTGGCTTCAGGGATTTTGCAAATGCCCGATAACGGTCTAGATTGGCCGCTTTGTGAGAATAGATTTTACAGGAAGAGGGCTCCGCATGGGCAGGTATTTCTCGGGGCTGCTCGCCTTGGGCTTGCTGTGTTTGGGTGGCTGTGCCAGTGCGCCAGACCAAGCTGAATTGCCAGTGGAGCCTCCGCCAGCGTTTAGCACAACGGGCGCGGCGCCAGCGCAGGCTGATTGGTGGATGGCCTTTGGTGACGCGCAGCTTGAACGCATCATGCAACGGGCATTGAGGCATAATCTGACGCTGGCTGCTGCCCGAGAGCGTTTGCTGGCGGCCAGTGCGTTGGCGCGGCGCGAGCGAGCCGAGTTGTTTCCAGAGGTCGACGCCACAGGCTCAGTTGATTATGAAACAGGCGATAGTCGCGAGGATGAAACGACTTACGGCATCGGCTTGGCGGCTTCCTATGAGGTGGATTTGTGGGGGCGCATTGATGCTCAGGTGCGAGCCGAGGACTTGCGTAAAGAAGCCACGGCTGCCGAGGTGCAAACGATGGCACTTAGCCTGACGGGCGAAGTCTCCCTGACGTGGTTTCGCTTGTTGGAGGCGCGTGCGCAGCAGGGTCTTTTGGAGAAGCAAATTGCCGCCAATGATGAAGTGCTGTCGGTGCTGGATGCGCGTTTTAAGAGCGGTGCCATCAGCCGTGCCGATGTCTTGCGTCAAAAGCAGCTTGTAGAGTCAACACGGGAGAGTCTTTTAATCGCCGGACAGGAAGGGAGGCTGCGCGAGCATCAGCTTGCGACGCTACTTGGCGAGCCACCGCAGAACCGGGCTGAGTATGAAAATGCCGCCTTGCCGGAATTGCCACCCCTGCCAGCGACAGGGATTCCAGCCGAGGTGTTGCAACGGCGACCGGATGTGCGTGAGGCCTGGCTCCGCATGCAAGTGCTCGACAGCGAAGTGGCCGCAGCGGTGAGTGCGCAGTACCCGCGTCTCAATCTACTTGCTGGCCTCGAAACAACGGCGGAAAAACCGGCAAATTTATTTGAAGACTGGCTGGGCAGCATCACTGCGCAACTCGTCGCGCCCCTTTTTGATGCAGGTGAGCGCAGGGCGGAGGTTCGGCGCACGGCGGCCTTGCAGCGCGAGGCGTTGATGCAATACGGGGAGACGGTTTTAAATGCACTGCGGGAGGTGGAGGATTTTCTCGTGCGTGAACAGACGGCCAAAGCACGGGTTGAAAACCTGCGCTCGCAAGTCCGGCTGGCCGATCAGACGTATGATCTGCTGCGTGACCGCTACATGAACGGCACTGCCGATTATATTTCCACGCTGACCGCGTTGACGCAGTTGCAACGACTGCAACGCGACCAATTATCCGCTCAGCTAAGCCTGTTGGAAGCCCGCGTGGGGCTTTACCGCAGTCTGTCGGGCGGCTTCGAAGACCATCATGAGCAAAACTAAATACATTTTCGTAACCATCGCCGCCTGCCTGATCATCCTGCTGATTGCGGGCGGTATTGTCTGGTGGATACAAAACAGCGAACCAACCGCCCAGCGCGAAACGGCCACCAAGCGAACCCCCATGCTGGTAGAAACGGTCAAGGTTCAAGTGGGCGACTACTCCCCGCAGCTACAGGGACTGGGGCGCGTGGCTGCGGCAGAAGAGGTCATGCTCAGACCCCGCGTTGGAGGCGAGGTCATCGAAATTTCCAAGAACCTGGAACCCGGCGCTATGGTCAAAAAAGGAGAGGTGCTGGCCAGGCTCGACCCAGCGGATTATCAGAACGCGCTCGCCATGCGCCAAAGCGAATTGCATCAGGCCGAAGCGGATTTGGCGATGGAAGAAGGCCAGCAGGCAGTCGCACGAAAAGAGTATGACCTGTTGCAAGAGGAACTGAACCCGCAGCAGCGCGCCTTGGTGCTGCGCGAGCCGCAAATGCAAACGGCTAAGGCTCGGGTCGAGTCGGCTCTGGCTGCTGTGGAGCAGGCTCAGTTAGACTTGGACAGAACGACGTTACGGGCACCCTTTGACGCGCAGGTACTTGAGCGGATGATCAACGTCGGCTCTCAAATCGACCAGGGCGATGCAGTCGCTCATCTTGTCGGCACGCAGGAATACTGGGTTGAGGCCACCGTGCCCCTGACGCAACTGCAATGGATCGAGCTGGGTTCCAACCCGTCGGAGGCCGTTATACGCAAGCGCGGGGTTTGGACAGACGGTCAGCAGCGCGTGGGCACGGTTGTGCGCGTTATTGGAACGCTGGATGAGCAGACGCGATTAGCGCGGGTCTTGATTTCGGTCAACAATCCAATCGGTAATGAAGAGGCGGTGCTGCTCATTCTGGATTCGATTGTCGAGGTAACGATTGCCGGCCGCGAAATGGAAGGCGTCGTGCGGCTGGATCGCGACTACCTGCGAGAGAACGACACCGTGTGGGTCATGCAGGACAGCAAGCTTTCGATCCGCAAGGTGGACGTTCTCTTTCGCGACGCCGAGTATGCCTACATAGCCTCGGGTCTGGAGCAGGGGGACGCGGTCGTGCGTACCAATCTCTCGCGGGTGCGCGAGGGCGCGGAGCTGCGTACGGAAGGAGCCGCCGAATGAGCGACGATCAGAAAGGCTTGATCGCATGGATGGCGCATAACTCGATCGCTGCGAACCTGCTGATGGTCATCTTGCTGGTGGGCGGTTTCTGGACAGCTGCGAGCATTCAAAAGGAAGTGTTCCCGCAGTTCCAGCTGGACATTGTCAACGTGGGCGTGGCCTATCCAGGCGCATCGCCGACAGAAGTTGAACAGGGCATCTTGCGCCCGGTGGAGGAGGCTATTCGCGGCGTAGAAGGCATCCGCGAGATTACTTCCAGCGCCCGTGAAGGCAGCGGCAGCGTGTCAATTGAACTGGTTTCGGGCGCGGATCGCATGAAGGTCTATCAAGATATCGACCAGGCGGTGAGCCGCATCCGCACCTTTCCCGATGACATTGAGCAGCCGGAGGTGGAACTGGAAGCACGGCAGCGCGAGGTGATCGAAATCGGCTTGTATGGAGATGTGGATACATGGGAACTCCGCAAGCTGGCCGAGCGCCTGCGCGACGTAATGATCAGCAACGAAAACATTACGCAGGTGGATCTCGGGCGCGTGCCAGAGTATCGAACACACATCGAGGTCGACCGTGCTACGCTTCGCGAATACGGACTAACACTGGAGACCATCGCCAGCATCATCCACGATTCCAGCGAGGACATTCCCGCCGGAGCCGTAGAAACAAGCGCGGGCGAAATTCTTCTCCGCGTGAAAGAACGCAGGCAATGGGCCGATGAATTTGAGCAGGTTGAAATCGTTACGGGTCGCAATGGCGCAGTTGTCCGGCTGGGCGATATTGCACAGGTCAGGGATGGCTTTGAAGAGGATAACTTCCACTCGCAATTCAACGGGCAGCCTTCGATTGAGTTGAACATCTACCGCGTGGGCTCACAGTCACCCATCGAGATAGCCGATGCCGTTATGGGCATCATGGCCGACTTTGAAAGTGCTTTGCCCGAGGGCGTCGAATGGCGTATCGATAGCAATGATGCCGAAGATTTTCGCGAGCGAGTGAGCTTGGTGGTCGAGAATGGCTTGCTCGCGATTCTCATAGTTCTCGTGATATTGACGCTCTTCCTGGAGTTCCGTCTGGCCTTCTGGATTATGATGGGAATGGCGATTTCCTTTATCGGCGGCATCCTCTTTTTGCCCGCGGTCGATGTCAGCATCAATATGATTTCGCTCTTCGGCTTTCTGGTGGTATTGGGCATTGTAGTGGACGACGCTATCGTCGTTGGTGAGAACATCCACGATCATCAGGAAAAGGAGGAAGACTGGCTGAAAGCGGCCATCAGCGGTGCCAAAGAAATGGCCATGCCGGTAACTTTTAGCATCCTCTCCAACATCATTGCCTTTATCCCGCTGCTCTTCATCCCGGGCGAAACGGGCAAATTCTGGGGGCCGCTTCCGGTGGTGGTCATCATGGTGCTGGCGCTCTCGCTGTTTGAGGCACTGTATATTTTGCCCGCACACTTTGGGCATGGTCGCCGCAAGCGCAAACGCAGCAAGGCCGGGGCGGCGCTCCACAATTTGCAGCAGCGCTTTGCACGCGGCTTCCAAGCCTTCGTCGATACCCGCTACAATGCCTTCCTGACTTTCTGCCTGCGCTTTCGTTACATTACGTTGACGGTTGCCATCGCTGTCGTTGCGATCGTGGGCAGCTACGCCACCAGCGCGCACATGGGCATGATTATGATGCCCGAGGTTGCGGCGGACGAGATCGAGGCCGGCGTGCGCTTACCTGTGGGCACAACCCCGCAACAGGCCGCTCGCGTGGCAGAAGATGTCACCGCCGCCACCGCCCGAATGTTCGACGAACATAACCTTTACGAGGTTGCCGAGGGGATTAAGACCAACGTGCGCGGTCAAAATTTTATCGATGTCGAGATCGTGTTGCGCCCACCGAATGAGCGTGATATGACTGCCCGCGAAGTCATACAGTTATGGCGCGATAATATTGGCGATCTGCCGGGGCTGGATCAGATTACCTTTGAGGCCGAACGCGGGCCGGGCGGCTGGCGACAGGATATCAGCGTCGACCTTAGTCATGAAAATATCGACACGCTCGAAGCTGCCAGCCAAGAGTTCCTTGAGCGCATGCAGCAGTATGAATCCACCCGCGACGTTAACGACAATTACAACAAAGGTAAAACGCAGCTCGATTTCCAATTGCTGCCCGAGGGGCGTGCGCTCGGCCTGACGCCTGCCGACCTGGGGGCACAACTGCGGGGTGCTTTTTATGGCGACTTGGCACTGCGGCAAATCCGGGGCACCAACGAGGTCGAAGTCCGCGTAAAGCTCCCCCTGGAACAACGCCGCGACATCTACCACCTGGAAGACCTGGTGCTGCGAACGCCGGACGGTGCCGAGGTGCCGCTCATGGACGTAGCCAGAATGACTTCCGGCGAAGCGTTCACTTCCATCAATCGCCGGGACGGGCGGCGCATTGTCAACGTGTCGATGGATGTCGAGCCCAAGCGTGCCGTTGGCCAAGTGGTCGAAGCCATTCAGCAAACGGAGCTGCCCGCGCTGCGCGACAAGTACCCCGGCTTAACATGGACTTTCGAAGGTACAGATGCAGAAATGCGCGACGCCACGGCCTCCCTCTGGGGCTGGTTTGGCTTTGCGCTCTTCATCATCTATGCGCTGCTGGCCGTCGCCTTCAGGAGCTATCTGCAACCGCTCATTGTCTTCGGCGCGATTCCTTTTGGCCTGATCGGCGCGGTTGTGGGGCATATACTTCTGGGCTACGATCTCTCGCTGGTCAGCCTCATGGGGATCATCGCGCTGTCGGGAGTCGTCGTCAATGACGCGCTGATTATGGTGACGCACGCCAATCGCCAGCAGGGGTTGAGCCCGTTCGAAGCGATCCGGCAGGCCGGGCTGCGACGCTTCCGTCCTATCACGCTCACAACATTGACGACCTTCGGCGGCCTCTCGCCCATCATTTTTGAACCCTCGATGCAGGCGCAATACCTGATCCCGATGGCCATTTCCCTGGGCTTCGGAATCGTCTTCGCCACGGTCATTATCCTCGTCTTAATCCCCTGCCTCTACCTCGTCTTAGAGGATATTAAAAACCGTCGCGTATTTCAGGGCACTTATTGAGTATCTACAGGATATGGGCAATGCGTGCAGCGACATGTTCATTATGGCCACGGGCGCGAACCCCTCGTGCAAAATCGCAACCGCGATCAAGTCTCCGCCCAAGAACTGCCTGCGCCACAGCTTCGTCAGCTACCACGTAGCCCTCCACCGCAACCCCGGCCACACAGCCCTCCTAGTCAGCCACAAAAACCAAAACATCCTCTACGAACACTACCTAGGCGTGGCGACCAAGGCAGATGCAGCGCGGTATTTTGAGATCGTGCCCGACAGCGTGATAGAGCATTAAAAGCGTTAATTTTTGCAGTATCAAGGCTTGCGCGGATAAAGTGTTGACAAAAGCGATCGAAGTGTGCAATAATACATACTCAAGATTGATTACTGCATTTATAAAACCGCATGTCTAAAGTTTACAAACACACATCTAAGCTCTCTGATTTGGCTCAAATCCATGTTGGACAGTCTTTCCGTAAAACTGTTTTGGAGGATCCGGAAAGTCCACATTTCGTGTTGCAGTCACGTGACCTGCTCCCAAATGGTCGCATTTCCGATAACCTGATGCGCATTTCTCAATTGAATGAGAAACCCAAGCCCAATGTCGCCCCCGGAGACGTGGTCGTCCTCAGTAGAGGGGTGCGCTTCAATGCGGGTGTCGTGTGTGAGCTTCCCGGGCCCACAACAGCCCAGAGTATGTTTCACATCATCAAGCTCAAAAATAATACAGGTGTTTTTGCTGGTTACCTCGCAAACTTTCTGAACACGCCCCCTGCTCAACAATTTCTCAAATCTTTGGCTAAAGGAATGACTGTCCAGCACCTGCAGGTCGCCGACCTCGGCAGCGTACGCATACCCGTTCCGCCGCTCGAAACCCAGCGCGCCTTTTGCGCCTTGGCTGATGAGGTGAACGAGGAAAATCGCCTCCTCGAAAAACTACAAACCCTTCGCAAGCAGCAACTATACGCGACGCTTGGCTCACTCTAATTTACAACATCAAATAACATTCAGAATCATGGCAGAAAATAACGGCAACAACAGTAGCCTGCAAAAGGAGATCAACAATATCGTCTGGCGAGCCTGCGACACCTTCCGCGGCACCATCGATCCTTCCCAATACAAGGACTACATCCTCGTGATGTTGTTCGTGAAATATCTCAGCGATCTGCAAAAGGATCGCTATGACGCTCTCAAGGCGCAGTTCGGCGACGACGAGGCGATGATCCAGCGCCGCCTCCAGCGCGAGCGCTTCGTCATCCCCGAAGGCTGCAGCTACTACGATCTTTACGAGAAGCGCAACAAGGACGACATCGGCGAGCAGATCAACAAGGCCCTCGAAGCCCTCGAAGATGCCAATAAGAAGAAGCTCGCCGGCGTCTTCCGCAATATCGACTTCAACAACCAGCACAACCTCGGCGAGACCAAGGACCGCAACCGCCGCCTCAAGAACCTCCTGGAAGACTTCCACGACCCGAAGCTCGACCTGCGCCCCTCCCGTATCGGTTCGGTCGACATCATCGGAAATTGCTACCTCTACCTCATTTCTCACTTCGCCAGCGATGCGGGTAAGAAGGGTGGCGAGTTCTACACGCCCGACGAAGTTGCACTCCTCCTTGCCAAGCTCGTGAAACCCCAGTCCGGCGACCGCATCTGCGATCCCGCCTGCGGCTCCGGTGGCCTCCTCATCAACGCCGCCGAGCAGGTGCCCGATGGTAACTTCGCCGTCTTCGGCCAGGAGATCAACGGTGGCACTCTCGCTCTGGCCAAGATGAACATGTTCCTCCACGGCATCGACAACGCCACCATCGAGTGGGGCGACACGCTCAACAACCCGAAGCTGATCGAGAAAGACAGCCTCCAGCAGTTCAACGTCGTGGTGGCTAATCCGCCCTTCTCACTCGACAAGTGGGGCGCGGAGGATGCGCAAAACGACAAGTATGCTCGCTACCACCGCGGTATCCCGCCCAAGTCCAAGGCCGACTGGGCCTTCATCACTCACATGGTCGAAACCGCCGTCGACGACGGAGGCCGGGTCGGTGTGGTCGTGCCCCATGGCGTGCTCTTTCGGGGCAGCTCCGAGGGCAAGATCCGCGAATCCATGATCAAGGACAACTTGCTCGACGCCGTCATCGGCCTGCCGGAAAAGCTCTTCTTCGGCACCGGCATCCCCGCTGCCACCCTGATCTTCAAGAAGGGCCGCGAGCGCGAGGACGTGCTCTTCATCGACGCCTCCCGCGAGTTCGAGTCGGGCACCAAACAGAACCGCCTCTCCGATGCCAATATCGATAAGATCATGAGAACCTACGAGGACTTCGAGACGCTCGATAAATACAGCTACGTCGCCACCGCCGAGGAACTCGCGGAGAATGACTACAACCTGAATATCCCGCGCTACGTCGATACCTTCGAGCCAGAGGCCGAGGTTGACCTGTCTCAAGTGTCCGAGGAGATCGCAGAGACCGAGGAGGCGCTGGTTGAGGTGCAGGGGCGGATTCGGGATTATCTGCGAGAACTCCAACTCGATAAACAGGAGGTGCCAAATGGGTAAGCAACATAAGCTCTTGGCTGTCCCAGAGCAGGTCATCGAAGCTATTCGAGCTGATCTTAATGGTAATGGAGTCCGATTCTACAAGGTCGACGAGATTCCGCCCGTTTTTATCGATAAGGATCTGATTCACCCGGATGTCGTGGCGAAGTCAACCTGCATGGTAGCAGCTTTGTCTGGGAGCGCTGGAGACGAAAGAGAATACATGTTCCTTTCAACACTTCGCGTAGACAGCGGGCAAACGGATATGGATCCGATTATGATGGTCTACAATACCACATCGGAATCACCAGAGCCAAGCGGCATCCTCAAACTTCACGGAAATTTCGATGGTCGAACGTTACCTCTCTCTTCGACGGCATCACTTGAGAATCTGCAGAGCCATGTAATTACAACTGCTGTCGCGTTTGATCAGGCTCCGAAACGTTTAATAAATGCCATGCACTATATGGCAAAAGAGTATCGGCTGCATTTGGGTGAAAATGGAGGTGCGGAATGAAGAAGGTTCTTCTTGGAGAAATTTCGTCGATCGCATCGGGAGGCACCCCGGCTCGTACAATTCCCGAGTTTTGGAACGGCGACATACCGTGGGTTAAAACCACTGATATTAACCAGCGTTTCATCCGTGAAGCAGGAGAGAACATTTCAATGGAGGGACTTGCGGGTTCAGCGGCTAAAGTCTTTTCAGCCGGAACCTTGCTTATGGCGATGTATGGGCAAGGAAAGACTCGCGGCAAGGTGGCCGTACTATCGATCGATGCTGCAATCAACCAAGCTTGTGCAGCGATCCAAGTCCGCCCTGGCTACGATAGCAATTACGTTTTCCATCAATTGGAGTTTCGCTACGAACACATTCGCTGCCTAAGCCATACTGGAAATCAAGAAAACCTGAATGCGCAGATAATTCGATCAATCGCAATCCCCAGCATTGCGCTCCCCGAGCAGAAGAAAATCGCTGAAATCCTTGGGGCTTGTGATGAGGCGATTGAGGCGCAGGAGCGTTTGATCGCCCAAAAGCAGCAGCGCAAAAAGGGCCTCATGCAGCAGCTCCTCACCGGCAAAAAACGCTTCCCGCAGTTTGCCGGAACGCCGTGGCGATGTGTTAAGATTGGGAGCCTGCTGAAGGAGGTTAAGCGCTATGTCGATTGGGACGATGAAGAGCGTTATCAGTTGCTCAGTCTGCGCCGCCGCTCTGGAGGACCTTTCGCCCGCGAAAGTCTGCTGGGTAGCGAGATCAAAACAAAGACACTCAAGACTGTACATGCGGGTGATTTCCTGATCGCCAAAATGCAGGTCACCCACGGTGCCTTTGGGATGGTTGCCGATGGCTTTGATGGATGGAAGGTGTCAGACTCCTATATTTGTATGGTTCCGCGTGATCCGGAGGTCTTCGATGTGCGCTTCTTCAATTATCTATCACAAGATCGCTACATTTGGCACTTGGCCTACGTCTCCAGCTACGGCGTGGCTATTGAGAAGATGACCTTCGTGCTGAAGGACTTCCTGAAGAAAGAGATTTCGATTCCTCCAACCAAGGAAGAGGCGTCCGCGATAGCCGATTGCATCGACGTTGCGAACCAAGAAATCACCCTTCAACAAAACAAACTCGAGCAGATCAAGCAGCAGAAGAAAGGCCTGATGCAGCTACTGCTCACCGGGAAAGTGAGGGTAAAGCTATGATTGCCAATTCAATTACACATTATCAAACGGGCTTCAAAGTTATCGAATCGCGCATAGGGTACAGCCCACTGAATACAATTCAAAATATTCTTTTTGGTTGGCTAGTTAGTCGGGAAAAAGATCGCCTGTGTCGTAACGCCAAGAAGGACTTCTTCAGGAAGTGTAATTGGAATAATCTCTACAACACTCACAGTTCAGTCGCTACCAATACTGTCTATGCAGATACTTACAAGGCTTGGGCATTTCGCTACACGCATCCGGATTCCGACTTAGGCACTCGTCGTTACTGGCATGTCGATATTGGTGTAAAGGAAGAAGAGAGCGTGGCGACATTCTACTGCCGTGTCAGCTTCGCCCGCAGCCACTACGACTTGACGTCGGAACAGCTAGTGCCACCGACAAACACGCCCCGGTTTATTAGGGACATCGTCATGAGGGGGAGCGGATTGAAGGTCTTCTCGGGGGAAAAGGAATTTGGACTCTACGATCGGCCAGTTCCAATTTCAGCTGGATACGGCAAGCAGTTGGCAGAATGGATAAAGTCGCGCCAGCGTAGCTATGCTATCATCGTCTTCAATCCAGAATCGGATGAGATGCGTGGTGAGGCTTCCGCACTCGCCAGAGACCTCGCCGGGAAATCGCAGGTGTTCGTGCTTGATGATGATCCGGATCTCGCAGACGAGCTGCGCATTTATCTCAATGCCGAGCTTTGGGTGTCTCGTGGCAAATTCCGTATCTTTTACCCGCTCAATCCGGCATTTCCGCGCTCCGAACGGCATCGGTGGTTCGACCCGCTTGACATGGATTATCCGACAAAGCGTGAAGCGCTCGTTTCCAACCTGCTTCGCGTTTACCACCTAGAGGAGCCAAAGTCCGTGACCAATATATCCGAGGTCGGTCGCATGGTGAGCATGATCGCGCTGCGGAAGCGTCTCAGTGAAAACTCAGCAAGTGATGCTGATATGGAAGAGTTCCAGGAGATGTGGGACTCACGCGAGAAAGAGTTCGAGGAACGGGAAAATGTACTAAAAGAAGAGTCTGAGCGCTGGATGTCAGAGTGCGAGCAGGCTGAAGATGAGCTGAGGGCGCTAAAATCCAAACTGGCTTCGTTTGAATTTGGCACATCAAAAACAGTAAATGACAGTTGCGATCTACTTTCAGAAGTCAAGCGGCATGTTCGTAACCTTTCTGAGATTGTAGGAGTGTTTTCCCGCATACACGGTGATCGATTAATTTTTGCAGACGAAGCCTTCAAATCTGCCGAAGAATATACAAACTGTCAGATACTGGATCGTGCATGGGAAATTCTTCAGCATATTGCAACTACGCTTTACGATTTGAAGTTTGAGAATAGTGACCCCGGCGACATCGCTTTGCAGTTTCAGCACGCCTCAGGCTTCGAATATGCTAAAACCGAAGGCAAACAGTCCAAGGGCGATGCTTCGATCTGCGCGAGCCGAAAAATCACTGTGAACAGTAAGAGCTATGAAATCTGGCCGCATATCAAGTGGGGAACCAAGCCGCCCAAGACGCTGCGCGTGCACTTTGCATTCTGCGAAGACACTAAGAAAATCGTCATCGGCTACGTTGGCGAGCATATGCGCAACGCCACAACCCGAGGAATGAAGTAATGAGCGATCAGCCTCCTAAACCACGCTACCTCTATATCTTTCTCGATGAGGCGGGAAACTTCGATTTCTCGCAAAAGGGAACGCAATACTTTCTGCTTGGTTGTATAACCAAGGAGCGACCTTTTGCTGCCGGTCACGAGTTAAGTGAGCTTAAATACGATTTGGTCGAGAAAGGGATTGGGCTGGAGTATTTCCATGCTGCGGAAGATCAGCAGGCGACGCGCAACGATGTCTTCGGAATTATCCAGAAGAACCTTGCTGGTGTGCGCTACGATTCCGTTATCGTTGAAAAGAGAAAAACGGGCCCAGCTCTGCAGGCACCTGAAAAGTTCTATCCGAAAATGCTGGGCTATCTCTTGCGCCATGTTCTTGAGCGACAGCCCTTATCGTTGTTCGAGGAAGTGATTGTTTTTACCGACCGCATCCCGGTTCAAAAGAAAAAGCGAGCAATAGAGAAAGCTATAAAAGAGACGCTGGCTGAGATGCTACCGAAACGAGCGCGCTATCGTATTTATCATCATGACAGCAAATCCAACTTTGATCTGCAGATCGCAGATTATTTCAACTGGGCAACCTATAGAAAATGGGATCGAGGGGACGAACGCTCGTTTGGTGTAATCCAATCAGTCGTCAAAAGTGAATTCGATATCTTCCAGACGGGAAGCACCCTTTATTACTGATGCATACCCAACTTCATAAAGTAGACCACCCCAGCTATTCCGATTGCTCGGAAAGAGCCCCCTGGGCTCTTATCACTGGGGTGGAACCTTTAAATAATATAATGCAGATTTGTCAGGTCAGTTCTGCAGTAACCTTTGAGGGTTCATGCACCACTGCTGCTGAACAAGCATTACAGTCGGCTATTTTCATCTGCAGATCAAGCCAATTTCGTAAGAAAATTTTGCAGAAGATTGACCAGCCCATCTGTCGACCGGGAAATGCCCAATCCACTTTAAATAGCTTCCTCCATGACTGATTCCTCAAGCCCACATTCACCTTCCACTCTCGAATCCGTGGAGTCACAGCTCCCCGCGATCCAGCAGCTGATCAATCTCGGTTATCAATACCTGTCCCCGGCTGAAATCGATTCCCAGCGTGGTGGTCGTCTGGCCAATTGTTTTCTCGATGGCATTCTTACCGACCAACTCCGCAAACTGAATCAGATTGAGGCGGTTAGTGGCAGTTATAGCTTTACCGAGTCCGCGATTCAGGAGTGCGTGCAGTCGCTCAGGGATTTGCGTCCGGAAGGTTTGATTGCTACCAACGAAAAGGCTTACGACCTGCTTTGCTTGGGTCGAGCAGTTGAGCAGACTATCGATGGGCGCAAGTCTAGCTATACCGTCCGCTATATCGATTGGGAGCACCCCGAGCGCAACGTCTTCCATGTCGCAGCAGAGTTCAGCGTCGAGCGCAGCAAAACCAAGGATACGCGGCGTCCTGACATCGTCTGTTTTGTGAACGGGATTCCATTCGCCGTGATCGAGGCTAAAGCCCCCGGTCAGAAAATCGGGATCGAGCAGGCCATCTCTCAGCACTTGCGCAATCAACATGCCGACGAAATCCCAGACTTCTTCCGCACGCAGCAACTCTTACTCGCGGTCAATGCCAAGGAGGGTCGCTACGCGACGGTCGGCACACCGATCACCCATTGGCTGGAATGGAAGGAGGTTTTTCCCAAAGTTGAGGAAGCAGAACTGCACGCATCGATCAACGCGTCCCTCGGTGATGAAGACTCTTCAAAGCTTCTCGCTGAACCATTCAAACAGAGTGAAATTTCAGCCTTTCGAGAAAAACTTGCCGGAGGCGAACGCCTCCCCACAGGTCAGGATCGTTTAATCTACGCCCTCCTTCGCCCTCAGCGCCTTCTGGAAATCGCTTACCGGTTCATTGTTTTTGACGGGGGCGACAAAAAGGTAGCGCGATATCAACAGTATTTCACCGTGCAAGACATTATGGAGCGCGTCCTCGACTTCGAGCCAGATGGAGTACGCAAGGGAGGTGTCGTCTGGCACACGCAGGGCAGCGGCAAATCGCTTACCATGGTCATGTTCGCCAAGGCGATTGCCCTTTGCAATGAGATAGCAAATCCCCGCGTCGTGCTCGTGACGGATCGGGTGGATCTGGACGACCAGATCAAAGGAACATTCAAAAGCTGTGGTCTCAATCCTAAACAGGCCAACTCGGGAAACGAGCTGGTCCAATTGCTCAAGCAGCAGCGTGACGCCATCATTACCGCAGTGATCAATAAATTCGACGCTGCGTGCAACAAGCGCGACCTGCGCCTCGAAGACCCAAACATATTCGTACTTGTCGACGAAGCTCACCGCACAAATTATGGCTCGCTTCATACCCATATGCGTAGGGTATTTACCAAAGCCTGCTTCATCGGCTTCACAGGCACCCCGCTAATGCGTCAGGATAAATCGACGCAGAAGAAATTCGGCGGTATCATCGGTAAGCCTTACAGGATCAATGAAGCGGTTGAGGATGGGGCGGTTTTACGGCTCCGCTATGAGGCACGCAAGCCGGAGATCGATATCAACCGCGACGCTTTGGATAAGCAATTCGCACAGCAAACAGAGGGGCTCCTTGCTGAGGAACAAGCTGAGCTAAAGAAGAAAACAGCGAAGTTTGATAACATAGCCAAGACTGATCAGGTCATCTACCAGATCGCCCGCGACATCAGCAAACACTATGAAGAGAACTGGAAGGGCACCTTCGCGAAGGGTCAGATCGTGACCGCGCGAAAGGATGTCGCGTTGAAGTACAAGCAAGCGCTGGATGAAATCGGTACGGTCACTTCCGAGGTGATTATCTCCCCGCCGGATGATCGGGAAGGCTTCGAAAATGCCTACGGGGGCAACAAAGACGAAGTTGCCCGATTTTGGAAAGAGATGATGGCACGCTATGGGAATGAGCGAAGTTACAATCGCACTGTCATCCAAAAATTCAAAACCGACGATGAGCCCGAACTCATCATCGTCGTAAGTAAGTTGCTCACTGGGTTTGATGCTCCCCGTAATACGATCCTCTACGTTTGTGCCCCGCTCAAAAACCACACGCTTTTGCAGGCTATTGCGCGCGTGAACCGTCTCTACAAAGATGCCACCACCGGCGAGGAAAAGGATTTCGGCTACATCATCGACTATCGCGGTATACTCGGAGAGCTGAGCGATGCCCTCGACCTATACACCGACGACAACAGTACGGAAGAGGTAGATGAGGTGCTGGTCGATATTGCGGAGGAGGTAAAAAAGCTGCCCTTCGCACACTCGGTTCTGTGGAATGTCTTCAAGGAGGTCGCCAATAAGAAGGATCGCGAAGCGCTGGAAAACCACCTCGAAGATGAAGAGCGCCGTGATGTTTTCTACGATTGTTTAAATGACTACGCTAAGATTCTCGCAAATGCCAAGCAGTCGCAGGTCTACTACGAGTCGGTGGCTAAGGATAAGCAAAAGCGCTACGTCGATGACCTTCGCTTCTTCACGGAGCTGCGTGCCAGTGTGCGCAAGCGCTTCACCTCCGAGGTCGATGTCCGCCCCTACGAGCAGCGTATCCAGAAAATCCTGAATCTGAACACCATATCGAGCAATGTCGCCCAGCTAACGGAAATGATAGACATCTTCGACCGCGAAGCGTTCGAACGTGAAGTCGATAAGGTAGTGTCCATTAAGGGTAAAGCAGATGTCATTATCAGCCGAACCAGGAAAACGATTTCAGAGAAGTGGGAAGAGGATCCTGTTTTTTACGAGCGATTTTCACATATGCTGGACAAGATACTCGAGGAGTATCGAAAAAAGCGGATTTCTGATGCCGAGCGTCTTAATAAAGCCAAGCAGATCATGGAGGCTGTACGCGATCGGACTGAAGATGATCTGCCTGTCATCCTAAAAAACAAGGAAGTCGCCAAGGCCTACTTTGGTTGGACTCATAAACGCTTGGAGCCGTACGCGCCTGACGGGTCAGACTTCTCCGAAATCGCGGCACAGCTCGCCATCGAAATAGAACAGCAGATCGATTCACTCCGCATGGTAAACTGGAAAGACAACGACGATGTGAAGAATCGAATGGCTACCGCCATCGAGGATGCTGTTCTCGATGCCAGTGTGAAGGTGCCCTTCGATGAGCTGGACGAGCTGATTAAGGACATCCTTGAAATCGCCCTTAAACGCCTCCCCAACGAAGCTGAATGATGAAGGTTCTGACATACGGGAAGAAGCAGGTTGCTTATTCAGTGAGTCGTAGGGAGCGTTCCACACTCGAAATCTCGGTCTACCCCGATTGCACCGTTGAAGTGGTCGCACCCTTACAGGCCTCAGATGAAGCCATCGAAGGGCGAGTAAAGCGTCGCCTCAAGTGGATCACCCGGCAGCAGCGCGGATTCGAGAACTTTTATCCGAAGCCTGCACCCCGCGAATATATATCCGGTGAGTCATGGCTTTATCAAGGACGGCAGTATCGTTTAAAGGTAACTGAGACCGACGGCACACCCAAGGTCGCGCTGCGTCGCCCTGTGCTCGCGGTCGAGACATACGACAAGCGGGACCGGGACGCGGTAAAAAACGCTCTCGATAAATGGTATCGCAAGCGCGCGCAGGAGCGACTTCAAGTGCGCTTCGAAGTCTGCGCCAAGGAGATTCAAGCCTATGGCATAGAAGCTCCCTCCATGCAGCTGCAGCGGATGGCCAAACGCTGGGGCAGCTATTCCCCTTCCGGTCGAATCCTACTGAATCCCGAACTCGTGAAGGCGCCCACCGAGTGCATCGACTACGTGATTCTTCACGAACTCTGCCACGTAAAACACCGCGCCCACGACAAACAATTCTACAAACTTCTCCAGCGCGCTGCCCCTGATTGGCTACGCCTGAAACATAGGCTAGAGCACCTGCCGCTTTAATGGCTCGCTAAGATGCCAAAATTTTGGGGATTTTTATTTCGTTGAGGGTGTGCGGTTTAGTGCTCAGGCGTATAGCTTTTCCTTGACGGCTTGGTTTTTTTTGTGATTTTGGGGTTTGTGACCGAAACAGGCTTTGTGATGCGCGTCCTCACAGTGGCCATGTCGGTAGCCGCTGGCGAGTTGGGCGACCTCTCGCTCTTTTCGGTCTTGTGCCGGACTGGACTCTGCATGGGTCAGCCCCGCCTAACCTGACGGGCGGTGTAATGTGTCGGGTGGACGCTTCAACCTAGTTTTACACCTATGATCGATGGCGGCATTCAACGTGCTCAAATTTTCACAATTTACTCATCTTCAAGGGCTGGCTGGTGATGACCTGCGAGCCTTTTTCCAGCCCTTCGCAGACTATCTTTGCGCCCGTGGGCTGATTTTTGATTCTCTGTCACCCGACAACGAGGCGGCCTGTGCTCAGCTATCGGAAATCCTCCAGTCCCCCGATAATAATACGCCTGCGGAGCTGATCGAATCTCTCTACATTTTGACGCAGCTTTGCCAGCACGTACCGGAGAGTTTTTACGCCGACGCCGAAGAATTGGGCATGGAGGTTCCGCAAGACCAAAGTGCCGAGCAACTGGCGGTTCGGGTTTGGCTTAGGGATGATGTGCGGCTGCGCCAGCGTCACGCCGAGCTGGTGCTGACCAAGGCGCGTTCATTCCAGTATTTCAGCGCGGCGGAGGATTACGAAACGCCCTTCAAGTATCCTTCCCCTTCAGTCATTGGACAGCTGGAGCTTGCGCTGGATCACTGGTTCCAAAGAAAGCGGCGCGGAACGGGATGCAAGGTGCGCATGTATCCCAAGGGCACGGAGGTCTGGTTCCTAATCTCACATGGCGACTACTTCAAGCGCGTGGGCACTTGGGAAGAAGGCAAAGCCGGCAGCATTGGTTTCCGCCCGGATCGCCACGATGTAGTTGTGTACGATCAGATCATGCGTGAGCTACGCATTCATGCTGGCACAAAGGAGCTGCGCGAAAACTATCGCCAGCAGTTTGGCAGCTATCTCTTTGGCCGCGAGAATCATTTTCCGGGCACGCATAAATATTCACTTGAGCCGCTGCGCAAGCTCGGCGCTAAGGCTTTGCACTGTGAGGACGTCGAGGGCATAAGTTGGGTCAAGCTCTCGAAACTCGAAATGGAGGTTTCGGAAGAGCACAAGCACAAGCGCGTAGAATGCGCCGAGGATGTTTTCGCTGCCATGAAGATTGGTTGCGCCGAAATCCCCCGCAAGGCGCGGCTGCTCTCGGCCACTTTCACTGTCCGCTTTAAGGATAACCCGAAGCCGCGCAGTGTCACCATCAAGCCCAGCAACGTTGCGCTGTACACGCGCGATGACGACAGCCGCACGCTCGATTTGTGGCTTGTTCGCCGGGGATTCATTAATCAGGAAAGGGTCAAAAGTCATGAGCAACTCGAATGTGTTTTGGAAGTCTCTTGAGCTGATCATCCGCGATGCACGCGAGCATGGTTGGCGGCTGGGATGGCGGGAGGATTTTAAGGAATTCCAGACGTACCTGCTGCCTTCTGGAGAACGCTCGAAGTATGTCGCCTGCCAGCGGACGTACGAAGGCAGCGGTTGGTACCGGATCGTGGAGCACGAGGACGGGCTGATCGTCGGCGTTTGCGACGAGGGCGAATGCGAGCGCAAGGTTTTCAAGAGGGAGGAGCTGGCACGCTTCGAAATCGACCGCAAGGGGCTGGCTGAGCAGATCGCCAACCTGCTGGAAATTTCCCGCCACTACGTGGAGATCGGTCACTACAGCGATTCGTTCACGGCGCGGCTGGGCTCGCTGGGCGTCAAGCGGCTGCCCGTGCTGCTGACGATCCAGCGCCATGCGGAAAATTTTGAGGAGACCCTGCGGAACTGGTTCGTCATGAATCCGGAGCCGGTGCTTTTTATCATGCCGACGACGCGGAGCCTCTCCGAACGCGCTCAGCAGATACTCAATACGCACCGCAGCTTTGTGTTCACGCTCGACGACAACGTGGCGGTTCGCCGTGACGGGCTGGCCTTTACCGCCGACGGTCAAGACGCCTGGCTGGACATGCGTGGGCAAATCACCGGAGCCATCGCCAACCGTAGTGGCCTGCGCATCCCCAGCGATGCCCGCTGGCAAGACCTGTCGATTCGCTTCAAAGACGGCTTCACAGTCAGCGTCCGCCTGGGCGAGCAAACCCGCCAGCTCAGCTACGCGGAGATGGGCATGGAGGATAAACGCAGCCGTGCGCCCGATGAGCAGTGGCTATTACTCCAGCGATTTGCCGATGAGGCGGGTGTCCTGACATGGGCAAGTAAAAGTGCGCACGCAGCCAATAAGAAGCGCAAGGAGCGATTGGCCAAGAAGCTAAAAGCGTTTTTTGGCATCGAGGGCGAACCGTTTGCCTACCGTGCAGAAGATGGCGGCTGGGAGGCAATATTTCATGTAGGCTTAGCCTGACTCTGTATGCTCCCAAGGATTCACTAATTCGAGCCCTGAGCTTTCGAAGTCGCTGGTGTTTCGTGTGACCAGGGTCAGCGAATGCAGTTTTGCTGTGGCTGCAATTAGCGCGTCGTTATAGCTCATCTTGCAGGAGTATCTGTAGTCAGCCGCAGCTTCTGCAATGGAGCGGTCTATGTCCAATAACGCAAAGTGCTCAGGCTGCGAAACAAGCAAAACATACCACTGTTTCAGTAGGTCGGCAAAGGCGGTATCTTTCTGCTCTATCTTGCGGATGCCATAGCATATCTCGTTTAGCGAAACGACGCTTATGAAGGTGCGAGCATCCCCAATAGAAGCCTGCCAGCTGAGTACTGATGGGTCTGCCATTGCGCCCTTGCGAAATTCCGAAAGGGTGACGGTGTCGAGCAGGTAAGCCATTACTGTTTGAAGGAAACTTCGCGCACTTTACCGGCTTGCCGATCGTCCAGTGGCAAATCCTTGGCAAAGAACCAATCTGGAGCCTTATCGAGCGTGAGTGCCTCTGCGAGTGTTTTGTTTGGCTTCACTTTAGCGGCCTGAAGCTCTTTTTGGACGACATCAGCCAGCCATGCGGACAGCGATTTTGATTCATCGACTGCCCTGTGGCGTGCCTGACGGCAAAGCTCATCCGGTAGTTTCACGGTCACATTCATTTCGACTAGCACGGTTGCACGATTACACGAAAATCGCAAGTTTTTTATTTGTCGCGGGACAAATAGTTTTGTCCCTGAAAACTTTTTCAATAAAAGTTTCCACCCTGCAGACCGCATAAACAAGGGAAACTGGCGATTTTAAGCTCCTCCGGCAAGCGCGACAAAACGACAAGTCGCCATAGGGGGGTGTGAAAGACGCAACATCCAAAGACCCTCTCGAAGCGAAGCTGGAGCATCTGAGTTTTCAGGTGGCTCAGTTGACTGAAGTTGTCCGTGATCTGAAGGAGCCGGGCGTAAAGTACGTGCTCACGGTGGAGGAACTGGCGCAGCGCTGGGGACTTTGCGCGGAGGCCATCCGCCGCCTGGTGCGGGAGAAGCAGCTGCGCCCGCTACGGGAGTTTCGCCCGTACCGGTTCACGCTGGATGAAATTCGCTCCTTTGAGAGCAACGAGAAGCCGCGTTACGCCACCGCTGGCCGGAGAGGGGGTCGCCGGTGAGCCGCCGCAATGAAGAGCACCGCATTCAGTCGGCCTTTTTCAAGTGGGCGAAGTATGCCTCGGTGCAGTATCCGGGGCTCAAGCTCATGTTCGCGATCCCCAACGGCGGTGCCCGGGATGCCGTTACTGGCGCGATGCTCAAGCGCGAGGGCGTGAAACCGGGCGTGCCGGACATCTTCCTGGCCTGCCCGGTCGGCGAATACCACGGGCTCTTCATCGAAATGAAGACCGCCAAAGGTCGTCCCTCTCCCGAGCAGCGCGAGTGGCTCAGTCGCCTGCGCAGCCGGGGTTACGCCGCCGTGATCTGCCACGGGCTCGATGAGGCAATTGACACCGCAACCGCTTACGTCACCGGCAGGCGAGCCTGCTTCCAACAAGGGGCTGCGCCCCTACGCCGCGATGCGGCTACCCCCACCACCCCTGAAGAACCCTCTATTTGACGTTCAACCCATAAGTAAAAATCGTATGCAAAAATCCAATACAAACGCATTGCCGCTGATCAGTGGCAAAATCACCAAACCGCAGCGGGTCGTCATCTACGGCCCGGAAGGCATTGGCAAGAGCACCCTTGCCGCCGCCTTTCCCGAACCGGTCTTCCTCGACACCGAGGGCGGCACCACGCACCTCGACGTCACGCGCTTTCCCAAGCCCGAGCGCTGGGAAGACGTCCTGGGCTTCATCGCGCAGCTGGCTCAGAGCGACCACGGCTTCAAGACGCTGGTGGTCGACACCGCCGACTGGCTGGAGCGCCTGCTGGTCGAATACATTTGCCAACGCTCGCACAAGGAGAGCATCGAGGACTTTGGCTACGGCAAGGGCTACACCTACCTGGCCGAGGAATTTTCCCGCTTTCTGCAAAGCTTGGAGTCGTTGCGGGAGCGCAGGATGCACCTGCTGATGGTGGCGCACTCGACGATCCGCAAGCACGAGCAACCCGAGGCCGCCGGGGCTTACGACCGCTACGAACTGAAGCTCTCCAAGCAGTGCGCGCCGCTGCTCAAGGAATGGTGCGACCTGCTGCTCTTCGTCAATTACTTCACGAAAGTTACCGACAACGATGGTAAGAAGAAGGCTGTCGGCGGCAAGGAACGGCGCATCTACACGAGCCACTGCGCAGCCTACGACGCAAAGAATCGCCACGGCTTGGAGGAAGTCCTGCCCATGCAGTTTGCGTCATTGGCAGGCGTCATCCCGTCCACGGCTCCGCAGCCGGTGAAGGCACAGCCCAAGCCAAAGAGCCAGCCGGCCAAGCCCGTCACCGCGCAGCAAATCGAAACGCTTGAAGGGCTCTGGAAGCAACTCGGCTACGGCCAGCAGCAGATGGCCAAACTCTTCGAGTGGCTCGGCGCAGATGCCATTAGCGGAGCCGAAAGCTGGACAGACCTCAATAGGGATCAAGCCGCACGCGCCTGCGACTTCCTAGCCAAAAAGCTCAGCGAGCAAGCAAGCGCTTAAAACCCTTTAACCCAATCAAAACACCAATGAAATACATATTCCAAAATGCAGATAACATGCCGCGCTTTGTCGAGCCCGGCGAATACCTGCTCACCGTCGTGGAAGCCTCCGAGACGGTCTCCAGAAATGGAGATGATATGATCAAGCTCAAGCTCGAAATCGAAGACCGCGGCGTGCATCTGTACGACTACCTGGTCGCGACTGAAAAGAGTTTCTGGAAGATCGACACGTTCTTGAAAGCCATCGGCGAGGAAGTCGTCGAAGGCGAAGAGGTGGAGCTTTGCGCAGCCGATCTCGAAGGCCGCCAGGGCTACGCCCGGCTCAAGATCGAAGACTACAAAGGCAAGCAACACAACAAGGTCGATATCTGGCTCACAGAGCGCAATCCGGCCAAGGCAACTGCAACCCCCACAGCGGAGGACGACAATGAACCGTTTTGACCTGCGCCCCTACCAAGAGGAATTCCTGTCTGCCGTACGCCGAGACTTCGCCGAGCACGACCACGTACTGGGCGTAGCCTCGTGCGGATCAGGAAAGACCATATTATCCTCTGAGCTGATGCGAAGTTGGAAAGGCAACTGCCTGTTTCTGGCCGATGCGCAGGAGCTTGTGCTCCAGAACGCGGACAAGTTTTTCCGCTACGCAGGTGAATACGCCGGCGTTGAAATGGCTGAGTCCAAGGCGTTCCCTGGCGACCGTGTTGTGGTTGCCACCACGCAGAGCATCTGCCGAAGGCTGGATAAGTGGCCGCAGGATTACTTCAGCCTGGTGATCGTTGATGAGGCGCACCGCAATACTCTTGGCGCGATGGCGGCGAAGGTGCTTACGCATTTTCGGTCGGCAAAAGTGCTGGGGGTGACGGCCACGCCGTTCCGTTCGGATCGTCGGCAGCTGGGCAGTTTTTACGAAAAGATATCGGTGGAAATCGGCCTGGCGCGGCTGATTAAGGAAGGCTGGCTTTCGCGCATTGTGATCAAGAGCGTGCCGCTGCCCATAAACCTCTCCAAGGTGCGCACGACCGCCGGGGATTACAACGAAGGCGACTTAGGCAACGCGATTGAGCCGCACCTGCGCCAGGCCGCCAAGCTCATTGCCGAGCACGCGGCAGGCCGCCGCACGGTTGCGTTCTTGCCGCTGATTGCCAGCAGTAAGGCATTTGTCGAGGCCTGCCGCGCGGAGGGCATCCGAGCCGTCCATACCGATGGCCAGAACAAGGAGGGGCTGCGTGCTTACGAGCGCGGGGAATTTGACCTTGTATCCAATGCGTCACTACTGACGACCGGCTGGGATCACCCGCAGACCGATTGCGTGTTCATTCTTCGCCCGACCAAAAGCCTGTCGCTATTCCAGCAAATGGTCGGGCGTGGCACCCGCATAGCCGAGGGCAAGGATAACCTGCTGCTGCTCGATCCACTCTTCCTGACGGACGATCATTCCCTCATCAAGCCCGCACGCCTGCTTGCGCATACAGAGGAGCAGGCCGACGAGCTGAGCGATATCCTGTCCGGCGGCGGGGAGATGGACTTACTCGATGCCGAGGAGCTGCGCCAGTCACGGCTGGCCGAGCGTCTGCAACGCGCTGCGCGGCGCAAGGCACGCACGATTGATGCGATTGAATTTTGCCTAAGCCTGCGTGCGGTCGAACTGGCCGACTACGAGCCGGAGCTCTCCTGGGAGGCGCAGCCGCCCAGCGACAAGCAACTATCCGCGCTTGCCAAGGCGGGGTTCGATACCGACTGCGTCACCTGCCGCGGCCATGCGTCGAAGATTCTCGACCTGCTCTTCACGCGACGGGAGCACGGGCTGGCCACGCCCAAGCAGCTCAACTGGCTGCACAAGTTCGGCTACCCGCAGCCCGATCTGGCCACCTTTGAAGAAGCTCAGGCGTTTCTGACACAACGCTTCAACCGAAAGGCAAGCTGATGGACTTTGTATCCAAAAAAACCTTACGATGCCTTTGCCAGCGGCTGAACTTCTTCCTCGATTTTCGCGCCGAGTTCATTGCGGGCTTTGCGCAGGTCGTGTTCCTTTTGCAGACCCAGCCAGAAGTCCGGCGTTGTCCCAAAGTAGCGTGCCAGGCGCAGGGCAGTGTCCGGCGTAACGGCGCGGCGACCATGAATGATCGCGGTGACGCGGCTATGCGGGATGCCTATATCCTTGGCGAGTCGATACTGGGTGATGTTCATTTCGTCGAGAAATTCCTCGCGCAGAATGTCGCCCGGGTGCGGAAATTTAAGTGCCTTTTTGCTCATTGGATTTGCGGGTTAATGGTAGTCGGTAATTTCGACATCGAAGACGTTGCCTGCCTCCCAGCGGAAGCAAATCCGCCACTGTTTGTTTATGCGTATACTGTGTTGCCCCTTGCGCTTGCCAGAGAGTGCTTCGAGGCGGTTGGACGGCGGGCTTCGCAGGTCGTCAAGGTCGGCGGACTGGCTAAGCATCGCGAGCTTGTTGAGCGCACGCTGCTGAATGTCCTGCGGCAAGCGCCGCGAACGTTGCTGGTTCCATATTTTCTCTGTCTCGGCGTCAGCAAAGCTTTTGATCACTCCGCCACCATGGCGCTATTTACGCGCTGCGTCAACAACAATTTACGTTTTGCGGAAATATGAAGTATACAGGTCAAAAAACGATCCCCACGGACTTTTGCGAGCTGGCGGAGGCTGTTGTCGGAGCGGTGGAGTGGGAGAGTGAGCACGCGGGCTTTTGCAAGTGCCCGGGCGAGCATCTGCACACACGCCCGACACAGCCCCGGGATTGCCGGGTCTATCTGGATGCCGACAATGGCTATGCGCCGACGATCCACTGCTTTCATGATAGCTGCCGTGAGTTGACAGCGCAGGCGAACTTTTCCCTGCGCTCCTCCATCGGAAAAGCGGCTTATCGGCAGGGCGGCGGCTGCCAGCGTATTGCGCTGTCAAAAGTCATCGCGGATCCATTCGAGGCATTTTTGACAGCGTGTTTTGAGCCGGGTGACATCTTGTCCATCGCACCCGGCTTTGTCCCTGATGATGCGGGCAGAGCGGTGCCCGAGCACGGCGGCGTGAATGTTTTTTCACGGGATCATTGGCTGTCAAAAGTCAAAAATAAGGGCGGCATTGAGAAGCTCTTTTCGAGCCGTAATGGACTGTACATTCGGATCAATCCAGTGACTGCAAAATCGCGCGGCGGCGACAAGGACGTGACCGCGTATCGCCACACGCTTATCGAAAGCGACAAGATTCCCAAGGGCGATCAGGAACGCATCCTGCGGGACTCCGGGTTGCCTATCGCGGCGCTGATCGACTCCGGCGGCGAGAGCATCCATGCCTGGGTGCGGGTCGATGCGCCGGACAAGGAAGAGTACCACGAACGGCGTGAGCGGCTCTGGGCGTCGTTGCCCGAGGGCTTTGTGATCGATGGCCAGAACAAGAACCCGTCGCGCTTTTCACGGTGCCCTGGTGGCCTGCGTGGGGACGCTGTGCAGCGGTTACTGGACGTCAATCTCGGCCCCGCTTCATTTGAGCAGTGGGAGCAGGAGTGCGACGGGCTCGGTCTAGCGCCGCCGATGCGGGTGTCGCAACTTTCTGGATACGATACCGAGAACGATCCCAACAACGTGCTGGGCAACCGCTGGCTGTGCCGGGGTGGCAGCCTGATCATCGTCGGTCAGTCGGGCATCGGCAAGTCGTCGTACTCGATGCAGCTCGCCGTCATGTGGGCGCTGGGCAAAGCCGTGTTCAACATCAAGCCAGTGCGCCCGCTCAAGAGCCTCATCATCCAGGCCGAGAACGATATTGGCGACCTCGCTGAAATGTTCCAGGGCGTGCGTGCGGGCATGGGGTTGACCGCTGAGGACGACGCGCTGCTGGAAGAAAACCTGATCTTTTACCGCGACACGATCCACAGCGGCGCAGACTTTGCCAAGACCGCCGAGACGCTCATCAATCGCCACCAGCCAGACCTCGTGTGGGGTGACCCGCTGCTCAACTACATCGGCGACGACGCCAGCCAGCAGAAGGTCGTGAGCGAGTTCTGCGGACGCCAGCACTGGACGGGTTCCGACTTTGCATACAGCGGTCTGGGCTCCTCGGCGCTGACCAACTGGGCGCGTGAGGTGGCCGTGCTCATGCGGGTGAAGACGCCCGAGGGCATGCCGCCGACTTTTCGCTTTGAACTGTGCAAGCGCCGCCGCCGCGCGGGCATGACGGACACGCTGGGAAACCCCACCGAGAGCATCTACCTGTGCCACGGTCAGAGCGGCATCTGCTGGCAGCAATGCGCCCCGCCACCCGAACCGGAAAAGAGCAGCGGCACCACCTACACTATTGGCAAGAGGAAGGGTAGGGGACGCCCCAAGGCAGAGGTAGCCGCCATAGATGAGTTCGAGGGGCTGAGGCAACTCACCAATGACATGGCCTCTGAATTATCCGCCAAGTATGGCGTCTCAACCGCCACAATTAAGCGCAGATGGAAAGCATTTAAGACCGAGAAAATTAACCAAGAAAAACACACTCATGAAGACGAAAAAAAACTGCCGTAACCTCAGTATCAAAAATATCAAAATTACCAGGCTCAAAACTCTTAATTTTGATTCCAGTGTCAGGCTCAAAATACAGTCTCCCCCTAATAGGGGAGAGACTGTTTTTGATTTTGAGCCTAGACAATCCCCGTACCCCTTACCCGCCAAGTTCAAAAGAAATATGATACTGAGCCTAAGTGGAAAAGGAGGTGCGCGATGAGCCATGGTGATTACGCAGACCGGCAGCACGCGCGAGACCGCGAATACGCCGCCGCGTGGGAAAAGCTTTCACCACAGCAGAAACGCGAGCTGGCCAAGGCTGGGATCCAAGGACCTGAGCTGCCGGTTTACCACACGCGCAAAACGGATCACGAAACCTGCATCGAGCTCAGCCGGGATGCCTCCATGGTGACCCCCGAACACTCCGCCGCCGACGACGAACCCGACCTCCCCCTGGCTGACCGCGTGGAAGGCTCTGTGGCGGCTTCTGAGGCGTTGGAGGGCGGCGAGGATAGTCAGACCTGTGCCGGGGCGTCCGGCTGTGATACAGAGGTGCTCATGGCGGTTCTGCGGCGCTTGCTGGGCGAGATGATGGCCAGCGATAACGTGCGCCTGACGCTGGACTGCCTGAGCCTGATTACCGGCATGAGCTACGACGGCGCTTCGATGCGCGAGATCGCCAAGCGCCACCAGATCACGCGCTCAGCCGTCTCGAAACGCTGCGTGCTCATCGCCGACTCGCTGGGGCTGCCACCCTCGCGAGCGATGCGTCAGTTGACAGCGCGGCGTGTGTATGAGCGACGTGCCAGAAACAGCCATTCCCGCAGTGCCCACTGACGAATCCAGCTACCGCCTTAGCCCCGTTGGCATCGAGTTCACGGGCGAGCTCGACCACGAGGGCTGGCGCGTGCTCGGCAGGCACCTGGGCAGCGCGGGTCGCTCGGTGGGGTTCCTGCTGGGCGACTGGATCAACTACGGCGAAGTCAAGGGCAAGTGGGGCGACACCTACACCGAGGCGATGGCGATCACGGGCATGGAGTACAGCGAGCTGACCAAGTTCGCGAGCGTGTCGCGCAAGGTGCCTTTTCGGCTGCGCAGCCAAAATCTTAGCTTTGAACACCACCGCAAGATCGCGCCACTCAAAACCGACGAGGAAAAGAAGAAGTGGCTACAAGTGGCCGAGAAAGAACGCAGTCGTAGCGGCGGCAAGCCCATGTCCTCGCGCCGTCTGGCAAAGTCGATCCTCGCCGGGCGCGTGGTCAAGCAGGAAGAAATGTCCGTGCCCGAGAGCGACCGAGGCATCGACAACGTCCACCCGCACGTAAACCGCATCGTCTCGTTCTGGCGTAGGCTCAAGGACAAGCAGTGGCTCGCAGGTGCAGATGACACCATGCTCGAAGCCTTGCTGGCCGACCTGGCGCCAGTCACGCAGATAGCCGAAGAATTGCGCGAGGAGCTCAAACAACGCCGCGATAGTTGAGATGGTGGTTTAAGTGTATCCGAAAGTTCGATACGTAAACTTCCGCAAGGTTGACAAGGCAACAAAAATGTATCCCAAAGTTCAATACGAAACGCTCGCGAGTTGACAACGCCGCATAGGTGTAACCAAAAATCCAATACAAATTTTCCGACGAGTTGACAACGAACGATAGGTGTAGTGAAAAACCTGATACAACTTTTAACGATGATCTAAAACGTATCCAAAAAGCCCATACATAGAGCCAGGCCGGCGTAACTGGCACCCCGAAACAGGGGGTCTATAAGGAATCTATCCC